CGTATGGTTTGTAGCGTTTCTTCGCGCTGTCATTATCGGAATAACTGTACTCTCGCGATGATAGGGGATCAAGTTGGATTCAACCAGAGACACGCAAGACTCGTAACGCTTGTGAAAGGGAGTCCACATAGTCATCATGCCCTTTTGCTTCTGGGAATGAACACACTTGACGGATGAACCGCTTTGCCCAGTGAGCCACTTCATTTTTTACTTCGGTGTCTTCTGGGATGTAGACCTTCCCTTTGGCAATTAACGGGGCGATAATGTTTACACGCTGGACTTTATCCGCTTTACCCGGATTGTAGCCCCTCACAGGCACATAGGCGCCTTGGAGTTCTTGGATAAGGGAGATACCAGCGGACTTGTCTTCCATCAGTATGAGGTCGGCTTTACGCCCCTTAGCGAAGTCGTTGTCTGAGCCGTAGATCACTTCCTTGTAGTCGTTGATCACCTTACGGCGCAACTCGGGGTATGACATATGCTCATCCCAAGCATCAAGCATGATGATACAAGTCCCCACATCGGTATTCTCAAAGATACCCCACACCGTACATGCTGTTGGGTCGTTGGTGGTTTTCTCTGAGGTTGCTGGGTCATACGAGGCAATCACATACTCCAGCTTGGGTGTTGGCTTGTTGGCTGGCCAGAGCTTAAACCATTTACGTTTGACAATACCAGCGTCTTCCGGGTCAAGGATCGCACCATAGATCTCCTGTTTACCTAAGTCGGTGCCCTCGTATGTTTCCAGTGCTTTGAAGAACGAGTTAGAAAGGTTTGCTCGGTTGTCGTATGATGAGGCGTTGACCACATACACATCACCGCCAACCTTACCTTCGTTCAGATCAACAATGAGCTCACGAGGTTTTGGTGTGGTCGTAACAATCTGCTGTACACGAGGAAAGCGAGGGTCACGCAAACGCAGTGTGAACTGTGCTTGATCCCATGCGTCGTCTAAGTAATCAAACGCTGCCAGCTCGTCAAACCACGCACCATGGAACTGCTTACCACGATAACGCTCTGGCTCTGATCCTGGAATACCTTGGATGATCGAACCGTTTTTCAAATGGATTTCAAAGAGCGACTTGTTGTAGGTGTCGATCAGTGAATTGGGGATGATGTTTAGAAGGCCAGAGTCACCCTCAAAGCAAGTTGCCCTGATGTCGTTGGAAGTTGGAGCTGTGACAAGCCAGCGCGTTCCATTGTAAAGAGCCGCACGCTGTCCGATCCAGTTTGAAGCTGTGTAAGTTTTACCTGCGCCACGACCAGCAAGCATAAGCATTGTGTCATAGTCGCCCTCTTCGGGTTCTCGCTGGTGGTCTAGGGCGGTTAACTCCCATCGTACTCTCCATAGGGCAAGATCAAGCTGATCCTTTGGCCAGTGTTTGTTTTGTGCTGCAAAAAGAGCAAGAATCTTTTCTTGCTGTGTGTTTAATGCCATATTGGTAAAAATCCCTGCCCTACTACGAAGGGCTCTGTGGTTTTGATATGAATACAGCTCGTAATTGGAGCAGTATCAATCTTGGTTATCATCCTACGACCAGCGTTTTTCAAATTAATCTTAATTTCTTGCTCTTTGGTCAGTAAAATGTTGGTTTTAAAGCGTAATTTATGCGTAATACTGTTTTCGCGCGAAAAAACTTGGGTTTTCATCCCCAGTGACTCACAAATTCCCTGTATTGTGATCAAAAATCGTAAGTCAGTACTAAAAACTTCAAACTCTTTGAGCTTTTTGTTGTAGGCATTCGGTCTTAATGACAAAAATCCTTGCAACAACTCAATTCTTTGCTCAATCGACCCAAAACAATACTCTGGCGGTAGGATACGGGGCACGGTGGGGTACTTCGTAATGAAAGAATGGCTGATCGATGGACGGATTTCAATCAGATTATTGGATTCCTCCACATAATTCCAACCATGTGAGCGGATTTTCTTTTTAATCGACTCACTATTCTCGGGTTTTAACATAAACCTACCACGCCGATTGCGTTTTGTCATCCACATTCCCACAATAAAGGGCGGTACTGGATGGTCTTCCCAAACAAACTGAATTGGAGCGGTGTTATTAATGGAGAATATCCGATCACCACGATCCGTAGTTAATCCAATATCCAAAAGTTCCTCGGGGCTGGCAAACTTTTGAACTGATCGCTTCTTTCTTTTACCTTGATACTGATTCTCTACCCATCGTCTGTTAATATCACTAACAGGAAAACGAGCGTGATTATCACATAGCACAGATACACCATCGTTCAGTAATACCTCATACCCAGATAATGGACGATACTCTTGAACAGATTCAATTTGGATTGGCAATCCCTTGGAAGAAAATACATAATCGCCTTTTTTTAAATGTTTTGCCAATGCCCAACCATTTGGCACTGGCACTGGAGTATTAGCTTCGATCGCCATAACATACCCAATAATCTAACCATTCATTCATCGGGGTTCTTAATTGATTCACAATATGATCGGGTAGCTTTCTCACATCCAAATGATTATTGACTGCTAACCGATATTTAAAATAAGCCAGTAGTTCAGGTTTAAATATATCCGCTGGTACATCAATATGCTGGAGTATATCTGCCGAACATACGGCGACACGAAACCCACCGATTTCTTTATTAGGCTTTTCTAAAACGCCTTTGATTTGATAAACATAGTTCTTAGACACTGACTTGGGTCTCTCTCAATCGTTCACGCTTGCCACGTGTCATACGAATGGGTTTCCCATCCTGCCGCCGTTTTTTGTGCTTACTGAACCTATCTCGCTTTTCAGCCAGTGCAAACTTCTCTGGGCTTAACCAGCGTTCCCCCTGGTACCCTGACAATAGGGTATCGCTGCGATAGTTGTAAAAGACCTTTCCATCGGCGCGAGTGTCGCCATATTTAAAGGGGGCATTGGTGTCAGGATTAATTCTCTTCATACATCTACTTATGCAAATACTATACAAGTTGCGCCCTAATTCCAAAAGTTGTATAGAAGGAGGCAGGGTATCCACGATCTTATTACTATACAAGCGGTATCCTGTCACCCTGCGAGCCATACTGGGCGTGCCCTATCCACGGTATCCACAGTATCCACGGTCAAAACACACTTAGGGGGGTATATGTGTTTCTCTATTTTATTAAAAAATAAAAAAATAAAGAAATACTATGGATACCCTGTCCTATTACTATACAACATATATAGAATAAGGGCTGGCGGGTCGTTTTGGAGACACCATACGATTTTGTATCCTGTCACCTTATTACTATACAAGTTACACTTTATCTTTTAAAAACAAAAACTTAGGAGCGTTTTTGAGTGACAGGATGCACTTTTTGTATCCTGTCTTATTACTATACAACCACTCTATTTTGATAGAAAAATAAAAAAAATTAGGCAAAACAGGGAAAGAAGTCAGACCTTGCTTGTGGTTGGAGCCTCCCCCGGCCCAGAACACTGGAATCCTATCTGGGTGGTGTGGTAAATAAACAACACCCCCGCTGCACCAAGTTGGTGCATTGGCAACACATCAGCGCACCAATGTGGGGCACGGCCGAAGTAAGTACTCACTCACTTGCCAGGCGCACCAGTCTGGTGCATTGGTATGTTGCACCGCACCAAGTTAGTAGACGCTCACATTGCCAGCGCACCAATGTGGTGCAGCCAGGAAGTAAGTACTCACTCACTATGCCAGCGCACCAATGTGGTGCATGATGTTAGTGTGCACTAACGGACCAGATCCAGCGCACCAATGTGGTGCATATGCGTGCGTGAGAGAGTGGTAGGGTTTACCCTTAGTGGATTACCCTATCCATCATGTACCCGTTGTATTAATACAACACCAGGGTTTATCCCTATTGACAGGCAAGTGTGGTAAATAAACAACAATCAGGTTAGGGTTTACCCTAACGATCAGATCGCACCATATTAAACGATCGTATATGCCCTAATGCAAGTAGATCAACCCGCACCAAAACCCGCCAAAAGCTCTATAAATGCCCTTAAAATTGATTGCCTATTTTTTAGGCAGCCAGGTTAGGGTATACCCTATTAGGGTATACCCTATTAGGGTAAATATACTTAAAATTTACTGTATATTTCTTTTATAATTATGATAGAGCAGTAAATATAAACCAATACACAAGGGAATTAATTATGCAAACTAATAAACCACTAACCCGCAAATCATTATTGGGTTTTGATACCAATGCCAAAACAGTTAAAGGGGAACAATTGGGTTTTTTGACTGGCATTCTATATCTTGCACCTAGTGATATAAGCGGGTTTCAAGTATGCCCAATGGCAAAACTAGCACAATGCGAAAAAGCTTGCTTATATACTGCGGGACGGGGTGCATTTACTAGTATTCAAAATGCGAGAATTGCAAAAACCCAATACTTTTTTGAAGATCGTCAAAATTTTATGCTTAATATAGTAAAAGATATTGAGAAGGGAATTAAGCAAGCGGATAAAGCGGGTTTAACTCTTCTCATTCGATTGAATGGTACTAGCGATATTAAATGGGAAAATGTTACTTTTACTTATGACGATAAGCAAACTACAATTTTTGATCTATTCCCAAATATTCAATTTTATGACTATACCAAAATTGC